TTATCTCATGTAAATCTTTATCATAGTGTATATTTTGCTTTTTCATAGATAATGCCAATTCAATAAACGCATGTTTTATGTGTTGTTCGTAATTTTGTCTCGCCACTACATCCTGAATAAAAGGAGTAAACGCATTTATTACTCTATCGTTTACTTTTTTTATTTCTTCTTCAGTACACTGTTCTTTTGTATAATTTCTATTAGCACACATTTCATACGCAAATCTGTCATCTTTAAATAACCAATTAGGATGCATTCTACTATTATCTACATTCGGCATAAGTGTAAGAGTTTCTATATTTTTTATTGCTTTCACCCAAATCCGTTCCCTTTCCGCCACATCCTTCGCTTTCGATCTTATTTCATCCATTTTTTCTTGTGATGGAACCGGTGGTGGTTGCGGTCCTACTGGTGTTTCTTCTGTTTTAAGTTGAGGCGGGGCTTCTTCTTCTTTTGCTCCAGCTGGTATTTTATCTTGTATTTCTTTAATTTTACTACAAGTTTCTGTTACTGTATCGTTAAAACCTTGTAATGAAATCTTAACTTCCTCTTCTTGATTATCAGTTAGCTCTTTAATGCTTTTTTGAAATACTGTTATTTGATCTACCAAATTTTGTCTTTCTTGTTGACATTTTAAGTTTGCTTGTTCTAATGCTGTTGATTGTGTACCTTCTAACGTAGCTTTTAATTCTTGTTGTGATTTATCAAAATCAGATTTCATTTTTTCAATAGCGGCTTTGTGCGTTTTATCTCTTTCTGCCAATAATTCATCATTATGCGTTTTTTGTTGTGCCAATCGTTCTTTATGAGCATTATCTGATGTTTGTTTTGCAGCCGCTGATACATTTTTTAATTCTTCTAATTCCTGTGCTGCTTTTGTTCTAAATTCTTCAAATTGCATCATTACATTATTTTTTGCTTCTTCATCAAATTCATGTTGTTTCATTAATTTTGCTGTTGCTTCCTTTTGTTGAGCTTCTAAAGATTGTGATGCGTCATTTTGTGCTTGTTCTATTTTTTGTGCGGCAAGAACATCTGCCTCTTGTTGTGCTTTTTTTAATTCATTCATTGCTTCTTCGTTATCTTTTTTTTGTTGTGTTAGACGTTCTTCATCAGCAGCGTGTTGTTGTTGTATTTTTGTTTCTAATTCTTGTTTTTGTGCTGCTGCTGTCGTTTCCAAATCTTGTTTTTGTTTTTTTATTCTTTCTTCTACTTCCTTATTTCTTTGTGCAAACTCTACTTCTGATGCTTGAACTTTAGCTATGAAGTCTTCTTCCATTTTTTTTGTTTCTTCTTTTGATCTTTGATACGCTTCTCCTATCTTACCTAAATTCCCCGTACATTCCTTTAATTTTTTTACTAATTGTTCTAATTCTATTGATATTTCTTTATTTTCATTTATGTAATTATTATATTTAGTTGTTATAGCTTCAACTCTTGTTTGACCGTCATTAATCATACTTTCTATTTGTGCTTTTTGTTCGTCAAAAGACATATATTATATAGGCTTATTTTTTTGTTGCGCTAATTAATTCGTTTAATTCTCTTTTTACTTTTTCCAATCTATCCGTTATTACTTTTTCCTCATTTTTAGTTTGATTTATTAATCTATCTGTCATTTCTCCTTGTATTTTCATTTTTTCTAAATAATTTATCAATCCTTCAAGAAATATTTTCTGGTTTCTTTTTTCTTGTAAAATATGGTCCCGAAATTCTTTATAATCTTCAACTACGCCTTCCAAAAATTTATTTGATTTATGATTTTTCTCCAAATCTTGTGTTTGTCTCAATAGATTCATTTGTTGTAATTTTATTTCTGATTGTATTTGCTGTAAAATTTTATCTCTTTCCGCTAATTTCATCGTTTCTTTACTCATTAATTATATATATATTATATAATTTATTATTTATTTTTTCACTTATAAAAAGTATCAGTTTTTTAAAGTTAAATTTTTTATTTTAAAGCATAAAGCTCTTAAATTAATATATTAGAAAAAATATTTAAATCTAATTATTATATTACTTTAGGATGTCGAAATCACTAAATGAACCCCTGCTTACGGAAAATCCGAACCGCTATGTAATGTTTCCACTACAAGACCAAGAGATATGGCAACATTACAAAAAAATGGAAGATTGCTTCTGGAGAACAGAAGAAATCGACCTATCGAAAGATCTTACCCATTGGAATAAATTAAACGATAATGAAAAACATTTTATTAAAATGATACTCGCTTTCTTTGCAGCAAGTGACGGAATTGTTCTTGAAAACTTAGGACAAAGATTTATGAGCGAAGTACAATTACCTGAAGCTAGAGCTGCATACGGCTTCCAATTGATGATGGAAAATATTCACAGTGAAACGTACTCACTCCTTATCGATACGTATATTAAAAACGAAGATGAAAAAATGAAATTATTTAAAGCAATAGATAATTTTCCTTGTATTAAAAAGAAAGCTGATTGGGCTATCAAGTGGATTAATGATAAACGTTCTTCATTCGCTACTAGATTAATCGCTTTCGCCTGTGTCGAAGGTGTTTTCTTCTCTGGTGCTTTTTGTAGTATTTACTGGTTAAAGAAAAGAGGACTTATGCCCGGTTTAACTTTTAGCAACGAATTAATCTCCAGAGATGAAGGTATGCATACTGACTATGCTATTTGTTTATTTCATAAATTAATTAGAAAACCTAAAAAATCTAAAGTTCACGATTTATTTAAAGAAGCTGTCGAAATTGAAAAAGGATTTATTTGTCAAGCTCTTCCTTGTAAATTAATTGGTATGAATAACGAATTGATGTCTCAATATATTGAATTTGTAGCCGATAGATTATTAGTTCAATTGGGATATCCAAAATTATTTGATGTTTCTTGTCCTTTTGACTTCATGGAAATGATTTCTTTAGAGGGAAAAACCAATTTCTTTGAAAAACGTGTTGGTGATTATTCTCTTTCCAATGGTAAAAAAACTGAAACTAATTTTGACGACGAAGAAATTGAGTTTTAATTTATTTTATTAATGTATGAGCTCTTCCCCCTACATTGTTGAAATTAAAAATTTAGATGATCTACCAACATGTATCATTTGTCATCAAAATATTCAAGATAATGCCGCATTGGATATTTCATCTAATACATATTGCGATTGTCGTTTTTATTTTCATCAACCTTGTTATGAAAAATGGATTAATTTAACTAGAAATCAATCTTGTATTATCTGTAAAACTGATATTAGTATGAATTTTATTTATACTACGCCTTTTAATTTAGATAATTCTAATAACATGATTAGAAATCGTAGGAATTTCAATTCTTTAGATATTAACAATATGTCACCTAGAACCAGACACAGATACGGAATTCCTTTTTCATACAGACATAGACCGCATAATTTTATAGATGATTGTTTTAATTATATTTGTTGTAAACCAAGACCTTTTGATAGAAATAATCCATATGTTGATGAGATAATTGATAATTTAGAAGGTATTGTTACTGTTATGATTATTTCTTTTGTATCAGCAGCAATCGTTATAGCTGTTATTATATTTACTTTGTAACATTTTTATATTTAATTATAGTATATGTTGCCTTTACAAGCAAGAGCTTCTTCTAGACGTGGTGTTATTCCATATGATGGTTCCAAAGGTAGAAATATTGGAATTTCTCAACCTAGACCCGCCGCCCCTAGACCTAATCTATTAAAAACCGCCAAAGCTAGATTCTTATTCCCCGAAAGTATTGTCAATAGTCATTATCTTTCTTCTACTTTCGGCACTTCCGCTTCTTCTAACAGAAAATTAGAAGTTTATCATAAACCCATTCCTGATAAACAATCTCTTCAATTTAATTTAGAAGCAAAAGTCGGACAAATGGACAGGTTGAATAGACTTAAAGCTGCCGCTATTGCTGGTAGTAACTAATTTCATTATAATAATTTAATCTTAACTATTATTATAATGCCCGGAGTAAATCCTTCCAATAGAAGACTTAGACGTGCTAATAATTTAACTGAATATGGTGTTGCCAGCGGTGGTTTCGGCTTTGGTATTCCTTCCCGCATCGGAACATCTTATCACGGTTTTAGATTATTTAATCGTGTTAAAAGTGAATGTTGTAAAAGACCTGTGTCAATTATTACTGAGATTTGGAAATTATTTCAAACATTAACTATTGCTGACAATGCCACTGAATTTGGAAAAATGATTGCCATTAGTAAAGATGCAAATTTCATTGCTGTAATCGCACAAGATATTGAATATCCAAATCTACCTGCAAACAACCAACGAAGAGGTAAAGTCCATATTTATAAACTTAGAGCCAACCAGACTGGATATGATGAAGTTAGCACCCATACTCCAAGTGCTGACAATATGAGTATCGGTTCAAATAGCGTACCTTCAGATATTTCTATTAGTGATGACGGACATACTATTGTTTATTCCGAAACAAATACAAACACTAATACTGGTTCTGGTATAGTTATTAAAAAGAACGCTAATGATAACTTATTTCAAGTATTGCATAAACTTGAAGGTACTAATGCTGATGGTGGTTCTACAGTTGCTATAAGTGGAAATGCTGACCGTGTTGTTATTGCGTCTTATTCTAATAAAGATCTCCAAATTTTTAAATTAAATCCTGGAAATGGACAATACGCAAAAGAAGGAGGTACTATTAGTAATGCAAATGCTGGTCTTACCAAATTTGGTCAAAGCATTGCATTTAATACCGATGGTACAAGACTTGCTGTTGGAACTACTAATGGTTCTTATATTCTTGGAAATACTGGTGTTGGTGGTGCTTGGACTGTAATCAATGAATTCCTTGGTGACGCTGGAACACTCGGTGAAGATTTTGGACGTAGAGTTGATATTGCTGGCGATGCATCTATTGTTATCGTTTCTCATTCTGGCGAAGATAATGGAAATATTGTGGTTTATAAGATAGACCCCAATGACAATACACAATACATTATTGATACTACTATAAAGGCTAATTTAGATAATGATATTTCCTCTATTGCTATTAGTAAAGATAGTTCTAAAATTATTATTGGAAATGATAGCTATGATACTCCTGCTAATAATAACGGCGTTGTTGTTGTTTATAAAAAGGATGGTGCTGATTGGGTTATTCACGGTCAAGAATTACCCGGTGCTGCTGGTGATCAATTTGGCAGAGATGTTGGTATTTCTGCTGACGGTGGCATTATTATTGCCAGTGCTCCTGATGCACCAAATCTAGCCGATAATGGATATGTTCGTATTTATAAATTTGAATAATTTTTATAATAATATAAAATAACATTTATATTATTAGTTTCTTATGTAAAAAGCATCTCCCCAACCCGCATTCCCCCACCATTTTGTTTCTACTCTTTTAAAATCATATTTTTCTAGGTATATATCTATTTCCGTTATTAATCCACAACCCATATATACTTCTTCACTGTTTACTTCCAAATATAAATAATCATATTCTTTTATCAAATCCCCCATTCCTTTTAATGCCAATAGTTCCGCTCCTTGTATATCTATATTTAAAAAATTCGCAAATTTTTTTTCTATTTTATTTTCCTCATATACTCTATCCATCCTTTTACTTTTCAATATTATTTTCCCCACGTATGTTACTTCTGGATGATTCACTGAATGTGTTCCAAATTCATATATAGACGAAGACTGTCCATTATTTGATACATTAAAGAACATATCATCATCGTTTTTATCGGTTATCAGCCCGTGTATTATTCTTATTTCTTTATCTTTTTGTTTCATTCTTTGAACTATATATGGATTTGCTTCTATCCATATTATATTTTCTTTTTTTACTCCTATTTTATTATATTTTTCCATCTCTTCACAATTATGTGCTCCTATATGCATTATCCCTCGTATTTTCATTTTATATTTATCGTTTAAATAATTTATATCTATTAACATTATATTATATAAATAATTTTATTTAAACTCATATTCTAACATTATTTGTTTTTGTTCTTTACTATTTTCCCACTTTACCATCTTATTTTTATAATCTTCCATTTCTATTATCTCCTTTTTTATATTTTTTGGATATACATTATCATTTAATGTAAAATCATATGATGCTATATATACTTTTTTTATATTATTAGACATCCAACATAAACCAGGTATAAAAGTTCCTATGGTTGATACTATATTTTCTGACCCTAATATAATTTTTATATCATTCGTTAATGTATTTCTATTATAACTTATTTTTGGATATATTTTTAATAATTCATTTACACACGGATTTAATGTATCTTCACATACTATTTGTATTTTTTCATATTTATTCTCTTCTATAATTTTTTTGTAATAGCTTAAAGGTGCCATTATATATTTTGGATTTGGATTAGTTGTTATCACCTGATCTCCAGAACGTATATGTATTATCAAACCCTCTTTTTTCTTTATATTCCTTATATCCATTTTAAATATACTTTGTAATATTTCTTTTACTTTTTCATGATTTTTTGTAAAGCATATTTTGTACTTCTCTAATTTATTTTGATAATAAAATTCAACTCCTTCATTGTCTATTATATTACTATAATTTTCATAACTTTTATTTATTATTATTTTTGTTGCTTTGAAAAACATATGACTAGGTATTTCAATATTGTAATTACAATATAAAGCTATATACAACACATTTTTTAATTGCGTTATGTTATTTCCTAATCTCCCAAACCAACTTCTTATTTTCAACATTTAATAAATATAAGGTTTAATCTTTATATTTATTTTAATTTAACCAGCGTATTCCATCTATAACTTTCTTTTTCTTCATATAATGGTTTATATTTTTCTACAATATCTTTTGTTTGACCTATTTCATTATATGTTTCTGTTTCTTTGAAATAACTTTCACATTCAAAATACCCTTCTCCTGTTTTTATTTTACCCGGAAATATATTTGGATATATTTTATATTCTTCTATCATTTCTTTTATTTCTTTTATTTCTTTTATTGATTCTTCCGCATTTTTTACTGATTTCATAAATCTTTCATCTTTATTTATCACATGCTCTAATGTCACATGACTGCCGCAATTTACTGGATAATTACCATTAAATATAGCATAATCTATTTTTTTTAATTTACATTCTTCTAACCTTTTTGCCGCATTTATATGATCGTCAAATACTCCTACTTTTTTTTCCCCTTCATATTCCGACAAATCTAATTCTGAAAAATCTTTAAAATCTTCTCCCATATGATATTCAGTATATCCATCATCTTGATATCCAAATAATACTCTTGGTTCCAAACATATTATTTTACAGTCTTCTCCTACCGCCTCCCTTATTATTTTTGTTCCTTGACCTTTCCATACTCCCGACTCTATCACTACATCTGGTTTTATTTCTTTTAACATTACATACATTGTAAACATGCCCGGTGATTTCATCCCTCCGTTGTTTTCCGATAAAAATCCATCATATACTTCGTCCATAAACTCCTCTAGATATTTTCCATAATCCATTTATAATTTTATAATGATTTCTTTTTATGTATATAATATTGTTTTTATTGTTAGTTCCCAACTATTTTTACTATGAATGTTTTCTTCATACCATTCTACACACGCTTTTGACATTTTTCCCCATTCTTCTTTACTTGGTTCTTTCCAATCTTCTACTTTGCTTATTTTTTTATAATGTATGTTTTCTATTAATGGATTTATGTATGACGATACTGTAACTCCATCCGTTATTATTGGCACCGTTCCCAATGCCATTAATTCTACTTCTCTATGACACTTACTACCATATCCTCTTAAACATAATCCATATTTACTATTATGTAATTCTTCTAGATATTTTTCCTGACTAAATTTATGCTTTCTACCCATAGTACAATGATAATTATCTACTATTTTCATCCATTCTTTATTTTCTCTATATTTATTCTGCACTTTATTTTCTATATTACCTATAAATACCACTGTCGTATTTCTTTTTTCATATGATTTTATTTTTGTTTTTTCTATATAATTTTCTAATATCATTGGACGACGAGGCCAAAATATCCACGGTTTTACATTCACTCTTTGTCTTTTTAATGCTTCGCCTTCTTTTTTTATATCCCCGTTTCCTAACAAAAATAAATTTCCTCTCATTATACTTTCATCCAACCACTCTAATGTTGGTCTATCATACAAATATATTCCTGGATGTAACATACAATTCGGAACTCTTTCCATTACTATGTCTACATCCTTTATTTTCAATTTCCATTGCATTGCTAATTCTCTGAATGAATCATTATTGTGATGCCACATTCCCAACATTAATTTACTATCTGGTATATATATTTCCCATTTACCTATCATCCCCCGCCTTATACTACATAATTCTTTATACATATTAGAAGCTCTCATTCTACTTAAAAGTAATTCATTTATATTACCAAATATATTTTTCCCCGCATTAAAATGCGTATGTATTGTTTTCAATCTTTTTGATTTATAACATAATTTTCCTTTTATTATAGTTATATTATTAGCTATTTGCTGTCCGCTCTCTAATCCTAACACAAATCTCCAACTCTGTAAATTATAGTTTTCTCCAAATTCAAAATAACTATATTTCTTTACCAAATCTTCTATTGAAGCCTGATCAAAATACCGCGATGTTTTTGTAAATTCTATCCAATCTTTCGGAACTTCTTTATTATTCGTCCATAACATTCCCCCATTGTAATAACCAACTTCTTTTACGTTTTTTTCTTTTATAAATTGTGGCGATACTCCTATATTTTTATCTTTATTTATATCATTTATCTCATCTAATATTACCATATCACTATCTAAAAACAACGTATCTTCTTCTATTTCTAATGCTTTCTCTATTACCTTCGCTTTCATCATTTGAAAATCACTCCATATTCCATCCCTTTCCATTTCTGCCCTTGATTTATTACTATACTCATCTAGTTCTATAAACCATTTCATATCTAATTTTATTTTTGGCGACATATTTAATATTTCTATTGATGTTTCCTTATCAGACAATATATATACTGGCGTTCCTTCGTGATGTATAGATAATGTTAATAGAAATATCACTAACTCATGCTTACATTTATTAGTGCTTATCGTGCAAAATGAATTCGGTTTCATATATAATTATACATTAACAACTATTTAAATATTATTAATATATTAAATTAAATGGACGAATATCACGTTGATACTCCCCGACATCATATTGGCATTCTTATTCCAACTACATCTAGAAATAGACCTTGGAAAAAAATACACGAAACTCATTTTTGTAATCTTTTTTTAAAATATTTTATTGATTCACGCGACCATCAACATAAATATACTATTTATTTGGTAATCGACCACGATGACCCTTTATATAATAATCCAACTGAAAAAAAAGCACTATTTGATATTTTTAATTCATTAAAAACCAGAAATATTTTTTTAAAACTTATTACCTCAAAAAACATTCCAAAAGGACACGTTTCTCTTATGTGGAACCTTGCTTTTAAAAACGCTTATGATGATGGTTGTGAGTATTTTTTACAATGCGGCGATGATATTATTTTTATGCAAACTGGTTGGGTTAATGCTTCCATTAATCAACTAAAAAAATATAAAAATATCGGGTTAACTGGACCTATGGATTACGACCGTTATATTTCTGGACCTAGATCTCAACCCGGTGGTGAAAGATTTATTCAAACTCAATCTTTTGTTAGTAGAAAACATATGGAAATTTTCGGTTTTTATTTCCCTGAAGAAGTTAAAAATTGGTATTGTGATGACTGGATGACATTTACATATTATCCTAAATTTTTTTACTATATTCCTTTTTTTTGTAGAAATCTTGGTGGTCCTCCGCGATACAATGTTATAGGATCACTTGATGTTAATGATCCTATAAGAAAAAAATGTTTTGAGTTAGTTAAATCATCCAAGGATAAAGTCACCGATTACATTATTTGATTATATTTTATATTTCTCTAATATTACTGATGGTATTAGCGTATCTTTAACTATATATAATTTTTTATAACACTTATTTATTGTTACTTCGCTTATTTCACTCACTTTATATACTCCTCTTTTACATATATGTAAATTACAGCACTGTGATACAAAATACACTATTCCCGCCGCCACCGATATTGGTGTGTTTTCCGGTATTAAATTATTTTGTGCTATTTTATTTGATACAAACATACATACCTTCGTCAATTCTTTATTTATATTCAATTTACTACAAAATCTTTCTATAAATGCCTCTGGTGTTGTAGCACAATATTCCGTCTTTTCATTATTAATTAACCCGCCTTCTATGTTATTTAATATTTGTCCAGCATTTTTACATCCTTTTGTGGCACTCGTATTATCTAATTTGAATATCGTCGCTATTTCCTTCGCTGTTCTTGGAAAATTATGTATTCTACAAGCTATATACACTGATGCTGCGATTATTCCATCCCTATTATCTCCCCTGAATGTTTTCATTGACGATAATTTCTTATGCTGCCTTAGTGCTTCATCTACTATTATCTTCGCTATTCCTGCTATATTCGCATATATTTTTATCTTTTCAAACTCGTCGTATTGTGTTTTCTCTTCATATGGCATTGATTGCCACTCTGTATATCTTCTTATTTTTCTCATTTCATATGTAGATTTATAATTACATACTACTTTACAACCATATGATGATTCCTTTAACAATGGATTTATTGGCATTCCACACCTTGTTGGATCTACCGAACTACTATCGTCTGCTCCATAATATCTCCATTCTGGATTCTCATCCAGTTCATCTTTATATATTATCCCGCACGACTTATTTTCACACGTCAAAAATCTTTGCTCTGATAAATACAATCTGCCTCCACATAATTCACAATTATCTCGTTTTGTTATTTTACAATTATTATAGACCTGAACCAAATCTTTCTGTTTATCTTCTATATTATTATCATTATCAAATGCCGCCCATAATTTTTTTATATCTCTTTTCTTATTTTTGATCTTTTTCGTTTTCATTATTAAATTTAATAAAATATATTATATTTAATTCAGTTTTTTATAATATATATTATTATCATATGGGTAATAAAGGATCTACTTTAAATAAAAATAAAAATAAAAAAGATGGTATTTTTAGTAACAAAAAATTAAAACTCCCTAATGTTCTCCATCATATTGCAGCAAAATATATCACTCAAATGAACTTCAAAGATATGGAGGACCTTCATAATCCCGATAAATGCAACCAAATTGTTGTTTTAACTAGTAAAGTTTTACAACGACATCTCAACGAACTCGAAATTTCTTACCTTGATTTATCTGTTCGTGGTTCTACTCCTAATGAATTTACAGAAAACATGAAACACAATCAACATATCGCTTATTTAGCCAAAAAAAATTTAGACAATATGGATGTACCTAGTGTAAGAAGAAAACAACGCATGTGCAATGGTATTTCCCGTTATTATGTTCGTGTCGCTCATTTATTCGCCGCTATTAATTTAGCTTGTAATCCTCATCTTCAATACATTGATTTAACTGGTAATAAACAAACTGTCCCTGTTATGTTAAAAAATACTATACCAAAAGGCGTTAAAACCACTTTAACAAAACTTAATTTCTGCACTAAACGCATTACTGCTCTTAAACCAGTTCAAAATACAGATAATCGTATCGTAGTTAAAGGTAAAAATTGTAATATGAATAAAAAAACTGTCCCTATTATGGGAGGTGCTTCTGGTAATATGAGCTACTTTCAAAATCGCGACCCTACTAATCTCCCACAATCTACTTCTCAACCTTCTACACCCGAACCTTCTAGACAAACATTTTCTCTTGAAGAACCTGTTCCGGTTCAAGAAGAATATGATGATACTAAAAGTTTTAACGATGAAATCGGCATTCCTGAATTAGAAAATTTATATTATGATGTATTTGATTTTAAAACTGGTAAATTCCATCAAATGTCTAAAAAATCTAAACAACAGTACAAAAAAGACCTTGCTACTTTTTATTCCGTTTTCTCTGGTAAAAAGAAAATGCCTGAAAATATTAAAAAATTCGCTCAAATCAAACTCCGCGATTTCCATAATCAAGAACTTTGTAAAGACCCTAAAAGTCCCTGGACACAATCTTATACTGCTAAAGCATCCAATAAACTTTTCCAATCCTATGCTAAACACGTAACTGACATGATTGCTAAAAATAATGAAAATGAAAAAGAACTTTTAAATATTATTGAAAAAGTTTTTTCTTATTGGATTGACCCTAAAACTAAACAAAAGAAAGTCACTCTTAACCCTCAGCTTACATATGATGCTCTTGATAAATTAATACCTGAAGCTAGAACTAAAATTATTAAATTATATGTTGACTGTGAAAAAGACTTCCAAACCGGACTTAATTTACTTGAAGCAATTGTAAAAGACCGCATGATTAAAAATACTAAATTAAAAATTCAAAACTTCAATAAAAAATCTGAAGAACTTATTATTGATAAACCTATTGATAATATTGTTAATTCTGCTGCTGCCTCTGGTGGTTTTAAATATTAATTTAAAATTATGTAAAGTTAATTTTAAATTATTCTAAAAATCCTAATACTTTTAATCTTTCTCTTACCACTTCTTCCCTTAATTCTTCTAAAATTTTCTTATACTTTTCTACTTCTTTTTTTAAATTGTTGTTTTCAATTCGCAATTCAATTATTTCTTTTTTCTCTTTTTGTTTTCTTGCATATTCTTCAAATTTCGCTACTTTTGACGACATATATATTATTATTAGTCAATATCTTTAACCCCTGATTCCAATTGATTTATCGCGTCTTTTATATTAACTACATTCGCTACTTCCTTTACTATTTTAGGTCTTGTTTTTTCTCTATTATTTCTTAATGGATTTATTATTGAATCTTTCTTATCTTGTATTCTTCCTGGATGCGGCGGAGTATATTCAGCATCAAAAGCATCATATGATTCTACTATTGCTTTTTGTTGAACTTTTTGAACTGATGATGCTATTTTCTCTCCATCATCTTGAACCCAACCTTCATTTTTATCATTTACCATAAATTTACCTCTTCTTGAATCCGTACAATGAACTGGTCTTTTTGTTGGGTCCAAATCTTCCAAGTTTTTTAAAAATACTTTTTGAACTGAGTTTTGTATTGGTAAACTTCCATCAAATACATCTTTCAATTTAAATTTTATTTTATTTACAAAATCATCCAAATTCATTGCGTCTTTACAGTGTTCATTTATATACATATTAATTGATATATTGTTAGTATTATGACTGTTTGAGGTGTTGTGCGAATTGGACGTTCCGCCACTACCCTCATATTTTTCATATATTTTTACTTTTTCTTTCAAGTGTTTTATTGTTAAATTTTGTTCTTGTGCTTTCAATTCTGCTTTATGTTTCTCTTTTAGCACTTCATTTTCCATCTTTAATTTTTCTAATTCTGAAGAAATAATTGGAATTGTTTCTTCTTCTACATCATATTCTTCTTCTACATCATATTCTTCTTGTGATGAATTATCATCATATAATTCCATATTTCTTATATGTTTTTTTGATAAACAATGTTTTTTATAATTTGTAATATTTTTTGTAGTATAATTACAACATTTACAAGGATACGTTTTTTTTCTAACATATTTTTTTCTTTCTCCTAAATTCTTGTGCGCTACTTTTTGCGCTACTTTTGCGCTACTTTTTGCGCTACTTTTTGCGCTACTTTTTTTGCACAGCACTACTTTTTTTGGCATTTTATATATATTTATATATTTTTTTTTATATTCTTTTTTTCCTTCAAAAAATTATCAGTCATAATTTATTTTTTCATTGATTTTTTTTCATCTACAAGTTTCTAGATATTTCAGAAAACCGTGCAATTTGGGGGTTTGTACTTTATAGTAACATGTACACTTTTGCACATTTCTTGTGACAAATATTTGTGCAAAAATGAGATAGCCAACACAACCTCTATTTTGAAATTGCACAAAAATTTATAAAACTATTACCATAATATTCAAAAAATATACATAGAAAATTAAAATTAGACTAATTAGGCAAACCTTTTTTGAGAGTAAAACAAAATACACAAAATGGCTAATTTAGCTAGGGTGATTTTCAACAAGATTTTTTTGAAATGAAGTGTGGAAACATTTTTTCAAGTGATTTCAGTTTCAACAAGTCAATAACAATTTGCTGCATAAAAATCAACACGGAAAAATTTATTACTGGTTATGCGTTGTTTCTAATAACTTTATGTGTTTTTCCAATAATTCGCTGTATTTATGGTGTAAGTCTTCATATTTTTTTTCAAAATTCGGTTTTTCAGTCTCAGTCGTATTTTTAATATGTTTTTTTGTAGATAAATGTTTTGTATAATCGCTTTTTAATTGTGTAAAATACCCACAGTTTTCGCATTTATATTCTGTATGTCTTTTATGATCTGGCATATAATAAATAACATAAATTAATATTTAAATTATTTATTTATTTCTTATGAGTAGTATCTTCAATCTTTTTAATAAGGTCGGTGTTGTAAATAAGACCACCACTAGGTTTCCAAGCGGCAACATCTTTAAAATTTTGGGCGGGTTTTTTCTTAAGAGCAACTTTTTGGTCTTTTAACAACAATTCGTTAGGGTTTTCAGATTTGTTTTTCTTATTATTTTTAAGATTATTACCGAAACCATCAACTGTGACACCAGTGCGCTGTTTAATAGCACGTCTAGCTTCGGGTGGAATATAGTGGTTCCAAGAGATAAACAATAAATTAGGGTGTGTATATTTAATAGCAAATCCATTTTCTTGTAATTTATCCATAACATAAGCAATACAAGCAGCGGAATCGTATCTAGGAACACCAAGCATAAATTCAGGTATTACATAACAGCAAAAGCAAGGTGCATTTTTAAGACGCGAAGTGTATTTAATTCTATCGTGAACACGTTTCAAAATTTTATTATAAATTTTGATTTTATTATCGTGTATTTCTTTTTTACGCTGATATAAATCATCTAAATTAATTTTTCCGACAAAATCGTCACCGTTCATTATAAATTTAAAAGAAAAAAGAATAATAAAAAAAGCGTAAAAATAATAAAAATAAATTATAAGTTAATTATAATGATAAAAAACTTAGTATTGGGTTCTGGAGGACACAATTTAATACGAATGATGGGTTGCTTACAAACATTATTAAAGGTGAAATATATAAATCAAGAAGAGATAGAAAATATATATGCTACATCAGCGGGATCGATAATAGGAGTATATATATGTTTAAACTTAAATTGGGATACATTAATGGAATACATAACAAATAAACCGTGGACGAAAAAATATGAAACTAAACCATCGACAGTATTTTCAGCATTTGATGAAAAGGGTATATTTGGTAATGAATTTGTTAAAGATATATTAGAAGTTCAGTTTAAAATGAAGGGATTGAAAACAACAATAACATTGAAAGAATTTTATGAATATTCAAAAATAAATTTAAAAATGTATAGTTTTAATTTGAATAAATTTGAAAGTGAATGTTTAGACCATGAAACAAATCCGGATTTATCAGTATTAGATGCAGTATATATGTCATCGACATTTCCATTTATATTTAAACCAATGTATATAAATGATAGTTATTATATAGACGGGGGGTTAGATTTAGATTTTCCATATGATAAATGTATAAAGGATGATAAAAAAGATGAAGAAACATTATCAATAAAGATAATGCATGATACTAAAGAAAAAAATTTACCATTAAAAGAGGGGGCGAATATATTAGAAATGGCGATTTACATGTTTAGAAAATTAATACATGAAAATCGAATAAAAAATGAACAATGTATACCAAAAAATTATATAGAAATAACTGGAGAACCATTTTCATTGGATTCAATAAATAAAATATTTGATAAAGAAAATAGGAGGGAATGGATCAATGATGGGAGAGAAATAGCACATAATTATTTAAATCAAAGTACAGATTTAACAAATTCTTTCAGGTTGTCTTCAGTAGGTTGTGCTTCAAATTCATAAACTTGATTTTCTTTAATTAAATAGATACTAGGAAAGCCATCTACTTTTTTCTTTTCAGCATCTTTTAAGAATTCGGCTTCAAAGTAATTTAAATCGGCTTCTTGTTTATCGCCGTCAATTTCGACAAAACTTAATTGGAAACCATTAAAAATTTTACGGTCTAATTGCGTTTTAACATTATCCCAAATAGGCCATAATTTTTTACAATAAGGACACCATTTAGTATGGAAAAGATAAAGCTGAGCCTGTCCTTTAATAGCAGAACCGCTTGCGCCGCCGTCATCGGCGGGTGGTGAATCATCAGGCTCTTTTTGGTCGTATTCGTCATTAGCTATCCAAGAAGGAGAAATTCTAGGTGCAATATAATTAACATAAATTAAATAACCAATACCAACAAATAGGGCAACAATAGCAATATACATAAGAAAACTAGGGCTTTTAAAGTTTTCAATAATCTTGCTAACAGTAGACTGAGTATTTTCTTCTAAAGTCATTATTTATAAATAATGTTAGAACAAAAGAATGATATTTTAAACGAATATAGAGATAAATTGCGTTAAATATATAGATGTGGATCAGAAATAAAAACGGTAAAATAGTAGAATTGGATGAAAAGAAATATTCAAGTCAAAAGAATTTCTATGAAGAATATTATAAAATAGTTTATAATAAATCACTAAAAGAAGAGGATCATAATAAAAAATTAGAGGAATTAATAAAAGGTTTGAAATGATTTTTTTTCTAGAGATAATATATCATGAAAACACGAAAGAGAAACCAAAAAGGAGGGAAAAATAAGACATTTAAAAAGAAAGATTTTGAAAGTGCGGACGGAATGTTGACTACTGTATGGGGTCCAAGTATATGGCATTTTCTTCACACAATGTCTTTTAATTATCCAGTAAAACCTAAAAGAAAGCATAAAAAAGAGTATAAAGATTTTATAATGAGTTTAGGTAAAATATTACCTTGTAGGCATTGTAGAGAAAATTTTCCAAAAAATTTAAAATCAATACCACTAACAGATAAAGCGTTAAAAAATAGGCATAATTTTTCAAAATGGATGTATGATTTTCACGAAAAGGTAAACGAAATGTTAAAAAAGAAATCAGGATTAACATTTAAACAAGTAAGGAATAGATATGAGAATTTTAGAGCAAGATGTAGCGAAGATGATAATAAAATAAAAAAGGTAGTATTGAGATATAAAACAAAAACTTCAAAAAAAACACGTAAAAAAAGAGTGAAGAAAGAAAAAGGATGTACGGAACCATTATTTGGAAAGAAATCAAAATGTATAATAAAAATAGTTCCGAAAGATAAGAAGGTGGAAACATTTCAAATGGATAAGAAATGTATTAAAAGACGAAGAAAAACAAGAAAAAAATAAAATATATTTTAATCTAAATATATTTTAAATGGCAGCATCGAGAAGCAACTTTGCTTATTCAATAGAAGATGGTGATTATGGTTATGGTAGTTTTAGTAGCACAGGTTCAAGAGTAGCAAGAGATTCATCATCAATACAAGAAGAACCTAAAACAGAATCGTGCGTTGGCGCGGCGTGTAAGAAATTATCAACGATAGGGAAAAATATTAAGAAAAAATTTACAAGAAAGAAATCAAGAGAACGTCTTTTACCAAGATTGTCTGCTTTGGATGAAGAACTTAGACCTTCGGATTTAAGCGATTATGATTTAAGCGATCGAGGAGGATCATTTGTATTTGGTGGAAGAAGAAAACGACATAGAAGACGAACGCGTAAAAAGAAAGGCGGTAAGAGAAGAAAAAGCACTAAAAAGAAAGGCGGACATCATCTTTATAAAAGGCTTGGAGTAAGTAAATATGCGTCGAAAAAGCAAATTAGAAAAGCATATAATACTCTTAAAAAAAAAAGAAGAGCCACTAAAAATGTAAAAGAAGCTTATAAAATACTTTCTAATAAAAAAACACGCAAAGAATATAATAATAAATATATACACGCTATGAAAAGAAGATAATATTGTATTAATTAATAAATTAATATAATAATTAACCGAAAGCGGAGAAACTATTTAATCTAGGAATAGGGTAAGCAGATTGAGCGGAGAAAGCGGTTTCATTAGGTGCGTTAGGGTTATATTTGCCTTTTCTATTAGCAGCTTCCATAACACCAGGAGCATTTTGAGCTGGATTATTTACAGCGTTTCTAGTTCTTCTTCTTTTCTCTCTTCTCATAGCAGCACGACTTTCACCTTTGATTTCATTTTTATCTAAATCATCTTCAACTTCTTCAGCGTCTTCTTCTTTTTTCTTTTTTAAAAGATGTTTGTATAAAAATTCCATGGAAGGACAATCAGGGCATTTTGGACATACGGGAGGAACAATTTTAGTTTTTAAAATATAATCGTTTTCTTGTCCCTTAGGAATTTGACTACAAGGTAATCTTCTACGTCTTTCAAGAGAATTCATACCAACCCTTTCTTCATTAACAGCGTGATTATGTTGAAGACTATTTAATCGTAGACATTTATAATTAGGGTCTTGAGCTTCATAATGAGCGCCGGTTGATGTGTCGGTAGGAGAACCGCCTTTAGGTGGATGACAACCTACTTTTCCGAATTCTTCACGGGCCATTTTGGTGATTTTAATTTTTTCTTGGTCTGGAGTTTTAGGATCGCCCATTAAAGCTTTATACATAGTAATACTTAATTCGTGTCCTCTTTTCTTTTCTGGTGTATCGGCTTTTTGTTCCATACAAGCAAGTTCTTCATCAGTAAGCATCATTTTAGGTGGAGTATTAGCGGCAGTGGCAGCAGCTTGAGCTCTTTTAGCACGACATTCGGCAGTTTTACAATCAGCAAAATGTTGTTTTTTAGCGGCTTCAATGCTATTAGAAGCAGCGTAATGTTTCATTTGAATGTCCTTTGGTATTTTTTTAGGAACAACACTACACATATAATCTTCGTGTAGATGCTTTGGTTTTTCAATATTTTCATATGCTTCTTTAATCCCTAAAATACCCCATCCACCAACAAATACAGATAGTAAAACAATAATTAATAAATGTATATTACTAAGTTTCATATAAAATATAGTATGAAAAAAATATTATAAAATATTAGTAAATTATATATGCCAGCTTTGACACATAACAGAGTAAAAAACGGTTTCAACGGAGGAAGGAGATTAAAAAATGCTAGAACAGCCTGTCCCAAAACACAAATACCAACGTGTACAGCAGGAGACGTTGAGAGGAGAAATGCAACACAAAGTATAATAGGATCAAGAAGTAGATTTGTAAGAGCAGCAATAAAACGTAGAGTATGCTTTACAGATAATAATGGAAATAAAGTTTGTAATTAATTTAAAGAATAAATAATAATTTAAATTAATGTTAAGAGTAGCGCATTTTTTAAAGAAAATAGAAGCGGGAGTAGATGAAGCGGGTAGGGGTCCATTATTTGGGAGAGTATATGCGGCGGCAGTTATATTAAATCCAGAGTTAGAATATGATGGAAAATTAATAAAAGATAGTAAAAAACTATCAAAAAAAAAAATTTTAGAGAGCGAACAATATGTAAAAGAAATGGCAATAGATTGGTCTGTTGCTTATAGCGATGAAAAAAGAATAGATGAAATAAATATATTACACGCGACACAAGAGGCAATGCATAAAGCAATTGATAATTTGAATGTAAGACCGGAACATTTATTGATAGACGGCAATTATTTCAGTCCATATAAAAAGGTAAATTCAATGTGTGTAGTAAAAGGAGATTCTACATATTTATCTATAGCGGCAGCATCAATATTAGCGAAAACAGCAAGAGATAGATATGTTCGAGAATTATGTGAAAAAATACCAGACTTGGATAATTTTTATGGTATATTAAGTAATAAAGGCTATGGTTCAAAGGGGCACCTTGAAGGAATACAAAATCATGGAATATCAAAGTTTCATAGAAAAACGTTTGGGAGATGCAGAGACAGTAAATTGAATAAACATATTAAATATTAATTGTTTTAATATTAAAATGACAAAAGAAAAGTTCTTAATTTTCGATACAGAAACAACAGGATTATTGCCTGCGAGCCAACATAGGGTTCATCAATACAATACACATCAATATCCATATATCGTTCAATTTAGTTGGATGATATATGATAATGGTGTAAAACGAGTTACAAAAATAGAAGATCATGTAGTAAGATTACCAGAGGGAATGATAGTCCCAACGGAAAGTTCTAAAGTTCATGGAATAACAACAAAAATAATGAGAAAATTAGGGGAAAATATATTGGATGTATTAAAACTATTTACAAAAGACTTCTTAGATTCTGATTACATTGTAGCACATAATATAAATTATGATAAAACAGTGGTAAGAGCAGAATATATAAGAAATAATAAAATAGATTGGATGGGGAGACATAGAAAAAAAGAGTATTGTACGTTGGCAAATAGTATCAATGTATGTAATATAATGATACTATCAAAAAAAGGGAGACCATATAAAAAGTTTCCTAAACTCATGGAAACACACCAAACGTTATTTAAAACAATTCCCAAGAATTTACATAATTCATTGATTGATATATATGTGTGTTTCAGATGCTTTCATATGTTAGAATACAATTTTGACATATTAGAAAAAAATAAAGAATTTAAAAAAGAATTTAACCGCTTATGTGGTCTTTAAAATTATCGTCGTCTTGATTTACGTCTTGTTCTACGTCTTTTTTTACGACGACGGGTTTTTCTTTTTTTATGACGACGGGTTTTACGCTTACCTCCCTTTTTGAGAGCATTATTTAATTTCAATATTTGTCTTTCCCATCTATCGGCTTTATCTTGCCAAACAAAATTAGGATTATTATAATTGTAAGTTTTATCTTTAATATCTCTAACTAATTCTGTTTTTTCGTATAATAAATAGTCAGGATTAACAATAGGGAATACTGTCTTAACATCATTATAAGTAAAAGAGTTGGGCGGAGTATGAAATCCTCCAAAACTATGATAGTCTTTTCCATCCTCTATTAATTGTTGAATTACAACATCATGGACATTTTTTGGTTCAAATTTTTTAAGTATCCCTGGTATTTTTTCTTCATTCTTATCTTTTTCCCTAGAAAATTTCCTATCAAGTGCTTCTTTCAAAAATTTATTTTCTGATTCTATTCTTTCATCTTTATTCCACGGTTTCCATATTCCTATATCACAATAAGCAACCCAACTTTTAATTGTTGTGTTAGACGCGTAAAATGTTCCTCTAACTGTTACAGGCTTCTCAGGAGAAGCTTCTATTATTTCTTGTCTTTGAAAAGATATTTTTATTGTATCTTCATGCATTAATTTAGCAGATATTTGAATGACATTATTCATATTTAAATGATTTTCCAAATCTTCTAACAACTCTCTTTGATTTTCTTGTAAAAAAGATTGGACCATTTCAAAAATTTGTTGCGCGACTTCTTTATAATTCCAAGATTTTTTTAATTTATTTTTTGGATATATTTTAAGATCTAAATCTTCGGTTGGATACGTTCCTTTTGTATGTAAAAAGGTTGCCATTCCGCCTGAAATTATAACAAAAGAATCTAGTAAGTTTCCTTCCATTAATTTTTGTAAATGAACTAATAAAAAATTCCATATTTTTAGATTATGGTTATGTTTAAAGTCTTTAAAAATACTCTTTTTTAAATCGTACATTTCTTTTTTTTCTTGAGCAGCGGATACTTTTAAATGATCTGTTATATCTGTTTCAACATCATCGGTGCTGGCAATTTTTGGAGGTTCTCCAAATTCTGTTGTGGGTGGTGATTGACTTTTTTCTGGTTTCTTTTTCTTCTTTTTTTTCTTTTTCTTCTTTTTTTCTTGTTTTTCTTGTTTTTTTACATCTTCCTCTACTGCTTGTACAACCAAGTCCCGTGCGGCTTTTCTAGATTCTTCGCTTTCTGTTTTGGGACCCACGCCAAATTCTAATTGTTTGTTAGTAGGACTTTTTTTTACGCTTTTTTGATCTCTTCTGTATTTCGCGAGTTGGTATGCAGATTTTTTCGGAACACTCATAGCCGCACTTGCTGCTAATAATTGAGCTTGTTGCTCTGCTTGTTGCTGAACTTGTCTGTCGCGCACTATTTCAAGCCATTTCATGAAACTGATTCTAGCTAATCGTAATTGCAAATTTTCAATCGGATACTCGATTGATTTTTTTAATAAAAAAACAATTTGTTTTTTTCCATCCTCGTCTAGTTCAATAGCTAATCCTTCGCCATTACTGTTTAAAGTTATAGGTATTTTTACTCTATCCATTAAAGGTCTTTTAATAAAAACTTTGGTGGGATCTTTATAATTATAAGGTAGGAAGTGACTTCTCCTGAGTAATCCATCCCAACTAAACGGAGTTGCGGGTGGGTCAAACATTACCCGTGCAAATTCCATAAATTCATCTTTTTTATCTGAAGGTAAATGGGCGCAAAAAGATGTTAACTGAACATCATTATCGTGTAATATCTGATCACTATCACCAGGTTTAACAATAATTCCATTTAGTCCGCCCGCCCAATTCCGGTGGAATAATGAAGAAACTGTCACTCTTACATCTCCCTGATGGTCTGGCGAATCGACAATGACAGGTTTTAAAGTAAATTCTGGAAAATCAGGGTCTAAAGCTAATTTTATTTTTTCCATTGCTTCATCCTGTGAAATAAATCTTTTCACAAGGAATTTATGTATAATATCAATGAACCTAGAATCATCAATTAATTTTAAAGCATTTTTTACAAATGGAAAATGTTCGTAATAATCATTATCACGCCACCATTCAGGGATTAAAATAAAAGTAAAATTTAAATTTTTGTTCTTGCCTCCATTATAAAGAAACTCTTTGTTAGGATATGGTTCGAATGATATAGTCCAAGTAAATTCAGGGTTTTCAGGGTTTTCAGGGTTTTTAGGGTTTTCAGCACACCAGTTATCATACATAGTTTGTGCTTCAGCTTGTAAAATAGATAATTTTTTTATTTTTTCTCTTTTTAATAACATCATAATAGCAGCACCATATAAATCATCTTTAATGTCATCGGGGAGGCTGTAATTATTAATAACTTCGATTATTTCATTATGAAAATATTTTTCACTTTCTAAGACATTCATATTAATATATATTGATATTTAAAATATATATTAATTAAGAACCGCACATTAAACATTCTTCTTCCTCATCATCAACAGAAGGTTTTTTATCGGGTTCAATGGTAAATTGTTGTGGAGCAGCTTTAGCTTTAGTTCTCAAATAGTAAATTCCAGTTTTAAGTCCCTTTTTCCAAGCAAAGAAGTGCATAGCATTTAATTTATTATATGTAGGGTCTTTCATCCATAAATTAGTGCTTTGACTTTGACAAATAAAAGCTCCTCTATCAGCACACATTTCTAAAATATGTTTCATAGGAATTTCCCATACAATTTTATACTTTTCTTTAATATGAGCTGGAATAGTATCAATATTTTGAATAGAACCATTATCGGCTATAATTTTGTTTTTAATATCATCGGTCCATAAATCAAGGTCAATAAGTTCACCAAGCATATATTTATTAACAACAACAAATTCACCGGCAATAGTTCTTCTAACATAAATATTATTAGTAAAAGGTTCAAAACATTCATTAAACCCAAGAATTTGACTGGTTGAAGCAGTAGGCATAGGAGCTACTAAAAGGGAATTTTTAAGACCGTGAGTAATAATTTGTGATTTTAATAAATTCCAATCATATCTTGTTGCAGGGGCATTCCACATATCAAATTGTAGAATACCTTTACTTGATGGAGAACCGGGGAAAGTTTCATAATAACCGGTTTCCTTTGCTAATTCCATGCTTTTTTCAAGAGCAGCGTGATATATAGTTTCAAAAATCTGTCTATTAATAATCTTTGCTTCTTGTGAATAATAAGGGACATTCATTAATGCGTATGTATCAGCCAAACCTTGAACGCCCAATCCAATAGGCCTGTGTCTCATATTTGATCTTCTAGTCTTTTCAGTAGGATAGAAATTAACATCGATGACTTTATTTAAATTAGCAGTAATAACTTTTGTAATTTTGTGTAGGTGCTTGTAATCATAGTATGGTTTAAAAATGGAACAATTATTTAAATCAGCGAAACCACCAATTTTATGGTCGCCAATAAAAATTTGAGGGAAAGTATTATACTTTTCTAAAAATTTATCAATTAGTTCTCTTTCAGTATAAAGAATTTCTTCAAATTTGATATTTCTTGAATTAAAGAATTTTTTAGTTCTTTTACACCATTTACATTTCTTTTTTGTATGGATTACAATTTTTTTATCATCTGAAGGAATAGTATATTTAACAAATCTAGCAAGAGCAATAGAAGCTAGATTGCAAACAGCGGTTTCATTCTCATCACTGTACTCAATGATCTCTGTGCAGTTCGAAGTTATTACACCATTAAAAATTCCTGCGTGACGTAGAGGTTCATTAAAACAAAAAGTTTTATCCATTCGGTTATTATCTGTAATTTTAGATAT